TTATGTCTATATATATATATCTATAGATATTTATTTATATGTTTTTAAATTATTTTTATATTAAAAAATTAAAAAAATAATTATTTTATATAATGGTTGTAATGGTTGAAATGGTTGGTTTTAAAAAATAAAAAATAAAAAATAATAATAAATATATTTATATAATAATAAATAAAAATTGTAAAATCAACCATTTCAACCATTAATCATTTATTTTTTAATGTACTCTAAATGTTCTTTTAATGAATGACCCATTTCTTTTGCTTCATCTTCTAATTCGTGTAATGAAGGTAAATTTTTATATTTATCGCTTAGGTACGAATGTCTTAATATATTAATTGATGCTTTTTTTCCTAATATTTTATTTAATCTTTGTGTTAATTTAGTTGGGGTTAATTTGGATTTTTGACTATCAAATAATAAATATTCTGTGGGGTTTATTTTCAACCATTTTTTAATAATCTTATTTAATGGTTTTGGTAATTTTACTTCTTGTTCTCCAAATTGTTTAAATTTAGCTGTCTTGTACTTATTAAAAGTAAAAACATCTTTTTTTAAATAATTATCTTCATCTTCTACAAAATCTTTTATTTTCATTTCAGTCCAATCTAAAGATCGTCTAATATTTATAAATTGACCACTAACTAAACATAAAATAATATAATTTTGTATTTTCTGAATATCAGTCATTGATAAGTTTTTTAATTTATATAATTTTGTGGCTTCATTTTCTAATTCAACAAATATATTATGTAGTTCATCTTGTTCAACCCAGTTTTCCTTTTGTTTTTCGGTTTTCTCTTGGTTTTTCTGTTCATCATTATATTTCTTACCATCTTGGTTCATAAGTTCTCTATATTGTTCAATTTTTGGACAAAGTACAGTTAAAGCACTCAAATATGTTTTTCTTTTTGAACAATCATAATCACTTAAGAAATTTAAGAATTTTTTACATTGTGTACTAAATTTATTTAAATCAATTTCTTTATCACTTGGAAAAATCTTTTTATAAAGATTAGATAAGATTGACTTATAAGTTTTTAAGCTACTTTCGCTTAGCTCTGGACGGTTTTCTTTTAGTTTATCAACTATAGACATTATATATATAATATACTTTAGAAAAAAAATATATAAATTATTTATTTATATTAATATTAAATTATAAAAATTATTTTCTAAAGTTATTATATATATATTATGGAATTTGATAAATTTAAACATTTAGAACAATTTGTAAATGAATTAGATGAAGTTGATAAAGTTAGATATTTCCACTTCATTTCTCAATCTTTATTAAAAGAAAATAAACCTTTACAAATTAATGATATCTTATATATTGGTGATACGATCCAAAAAATAGAAATAACATGTGCTACAATTAAAAAGATAATTCTTGACACAGAAATAAAAGATGCGGTTTGTCCATTATGTAAAAAAACTGTACCTTGTATGTTGTTAAAACATCATCTATTAGGAATTAATAAAGAATGCCCTCATACTGAAATTGAAATGGTTGATGATGAAACATATAATAAACTTTTAAATGAAAAAAATAGTAAAAAATAATTAATAAAAAAACTTAATTCTAAATAAATGAATAATATTTATTTAAAATTAAGATAAAAAAGATATTATATATAATTGATTATCTAATATTCAACATTCATATTAATTAAAAATTTTTAATTAATATATATCTTAAGTTATAGATAATATAATATGATTTTAACTTAATATTAAAGTTAAATTAAGATAATATAATAAATATATATACATATCATAATATTTCACTATGATATATATATACAATTCATAATATATAATATCTTTTTAAATAGTTTTTTTTAATAATATTAATTCAATATTATTAAAAATTTTAATAAAAATTATTTACATAAATGAACCCCCATATTTTGCCCTAATTCTACCATATCCAGTAAATGAACCACCAGATACAACACCTTGTGGTTGATTTGGAGGGTAAACCATAGGAGAATATAACGCCGGATTACCATAACCTCTAAAAGATCCACCAGATTTAAAACCTTGTGGTTGATTTGGTGGATAAATGAAAGGTCTCATTGCCGGATTGGTATAGTCCAGAAGTGTACCCATATGTTTTTGTAATGCTCCGCCTCTAACTGGTATAATATCATCATTTGAATAAATCTTCCTAATAAGTCCAATTCGTCCGCCTCTATGTCTTCTTAAATATGAAGCACTTTCTTGAATTTGTTGATCTGCTTGATCTCTCATATCTTGTACTTGTTCATTTGCTTGATTTCTCATATCTTGAATTTGTTCTTGAAATTGGGGTCTATATTCTTCCGGTACATATTTATTAATGTATTCGCTACTTCTATTTTGAAGACTATCTAATGTTTTATTAGCTTTATTCTGTAGACCATTAATAGTTTTATTTCCGTGATATTCTAAAGCGTATTCTGGGGTTTGTGATTGTTCTTTAGTAATATATTTATCTAAACCACGTTTAGCCATTTGTTCGCCAGTACTTAAAAGCATTTCGCTTGTCATAGGATCTACACCATATGACGCCATAGCTTCACTTAACAGAGGTTTAGCCATTTCTATAGCTTGTTCACCAAAATGTTTAATTACTGGTTTAGCATGATGATATATTTTTTTTGCTCCTTCTTTAATTTTATGGCCAATATGTTTTAGGTTAATTTTACCGCCTTTTATTGGTATCTCATCCATATCTAAAATATGTTCACCATGTTTAAAAATTTTATTTACTAAAGGTAGAATATGTTTTTTTTGTTCTAAATGAGGTTTTAAATGGTTCATCATAGCACTTTTAATTTGTTTTAATTGGTCTTTACCAACACCAAACCCTAAATGTGCTCTATCTAATGCTCTATTAACTCCAGCGTTAACCATTGGTGTTAATACTGGGGCAAGTTCTGGATTTCCAGCCATCGTAGTTAATGCTAAAACTCCAGCGTCTACAACCCCATTTATTAAAGGACGACCGACAACTTTACCAGTTGCTTTTAATCCTTTAACTATTTCATTTCCAACTTCTGGGGTAAATGTTTTATGAAATCCTTTTTCAACTGTATGCCCTAAACTTTTGAAGGCTTTACCTATATTTAATTTACCACCTACTTTATGTAATTCTTCATCACTAAGTTTTAATCTCATACCTCTACCTTCTTTTAATGCTCTTACCATCTTTTTTATAGTTTTATCATGTAAACCTTCTAAAAAATCTTCTTTCATTGATCTTAAATGTGATGGGTTTAATTGAATAGCCCCTCCTTTCATTAATGTGTTAATCTGTTTTTTTGTAAGTTCAACCATATATATATAATATAATTAGAAAATAATTATATTATAAATTAAATAACAAATCTTATATTATTATTTGTAAAATCCAAATCTTATATTATTATTTGTAAAAATACAAATCTTATTATTATTATTTGTTTAAGATAATCTTTTACCAGAATATAGATCAATGCTTATTTCTTTTTCCATAACAGCAAATACAAACAGATCCATTGGTACTTGTGTCATATTATTACCGAGAATTTGAATTGATTTAGGGGTTCTATCCTCTTCTGGTAATCTACGAGCCACATTAGCCACGAGGTAGCCAAAGTTATTTAAGAAATCATTTTGTGAAATAAGACCAGAAGATAAACCATCAGTTTTACCTCCATTTACTGAACCTACACCGTATAATTCATCTTGAAATTCTTCATAACCAAAATTTTTATTATTAATGAAAGCGTTGACACCACTAATTTGAATATTCCAATTATTTATGAACATAAGAGGACTACAAGTAGCCGGTTCTGAAGCAAAAGGTGAGACCAGAGTAGAAAAACTTGAAGCAGAATTACCAGTACCATTATAAGTAGAAGAAATGAAAGGACAAACAACAATTTCAACAAGATTAGCGATACCGTTAGAAACTAAAAAGTTAAAAGAACCATTAGGAACATTAAGATATTGATATTGGAAAATATCACGGTATTTAATAACTTTAGTTCTATTATGGGTTAAATATTCTTCTTCTTTCATTGGGTTCAATGTGTACAGATCACAATACATTCTACAATTTGATTGACCAGAATATTTATTATATGGTGCTACACAATTTGTGTCTAAAGAATTCAATAAAGAAACTGAAACATTAAAATTTTCAGTAGCATTAGCCCCAGCCACAACAGCCCCAACAAGAGGAGATAAACCACAACCAGTACCACCACTTGAAATTAATAAAGGGTTAGTATTTCCACCAAAAACCACTAAAGATGAATTAGTAGTTGAAACAAATCCAGTAGCTTTAGTAATAGTAAATCTGGTTAATGCTTGATTTAGATTGATGTATAATTTAATGTAAGCCCCACGAACTAAGGGCATTTTTTCAAAGAAATCAGAACAATCTTTAAGTCTCCATGTAGCTAAAACATTCCATGATTGTTGATAATATGTATTTGTAGCGGTTGAACTTTTAATAGTAAAATTCTTTTGATATTGAGATGACACAGAAGCCCAAGTAGTACCACCCCCTAAAATGGTATTAACACCATTTTGTCCAGCAGTAAAAACGATTTCAGTTTGTCTTTTAGCAAATCCAATATTACCAGAAACACCAGTGTATAAATTGCTAAAATCAGTAGCTACTATAAAATCAGAATTATTAGTTGAACCCATACCATCTAATGAAGATGTATTATAATATTGCCAAGATTGAGCGGTATCTTTGCTAAATCCGATTTGTGTACCAACAATTACTAAATCATCAACACAAAGAGTTGTATTGAGTTTATAAGAAATATACATATTAGTGAAATTGGAAATTTGAACAACAGATGAATTATTATATTCAATAGACATACTTGAAATAAGTTGAGTATATGAATTTTTTAAACCTACGGCGAAATCAGTAGCTACAGCACTAAAATTGAAAGTAGATGTCATAGTGATCAAAAGTGGGGCGGTTATTATAGCACTTGTTAGATCCGCCCACTTCCCACTATTAGAAATACTGGCAGTATCCATGATTACTTGATTATTTGAATAAGATCCATTGTTCTGGTCTATGATATACACTCTATCACGACGGATGAAGGGCTCTCCGTCTAATTCTGTTGAATTTGAAACTTCGTAAAGTAAGTTATCAGCCATTATATATATTAATATGATATAAAAAAATTTTTATAATTAATTATTTAAATTATAAAAATCTATACTAAAATAATTAAATTAATTTATAATATTAATCTAACGTTTTTTCTTGCTTTTTCTCCTATACTTAAATTTCCCAATTTTTGAATAAGATTAGGATTGTGTGTACGTACTCCGAAACCCTCACCCCTTAATGAAGAATTTCCTAAATCTGTTGATAATAATATTGAAGTTGTTCCACGTCCTAAATGTTTTGATATTGATCTTTTTAAAGTCCCTATAGGTAATATTCCGCATCCTCTACCGCTTTGTTGTTGTAAACCAATTGGTTTAATCATTCTATTCTTAATTAAAAAAGAGTTTCTCATTATTATAATATAATTAGATATTTTTTTATTTTCTTATATATATTATTTATTGATTTATTGATTTACTCCTCTTTCTCTAATGTTTAATACCATTACTATTTGATTATCTTTAATCTCAATTGGTCTATTTAACTGATCTAAAATATCTATTGTAAACTGTTGATAAATACCATCAGCTATTTTATTATATAAGAAATTAGGGGGTGTTATTGTGATTTGTTGACCAAATTGTACAGATGGTATACCTACTGAATATAATGTTTTATTTACACTAAATGGATTATTAATCATAGAACACACTAAATTTAAACTACTTATAGGTTGAATTTCTGGGGTTATTTGTGATAAAATAGAATATGTTGATGCTTGAGGTGTTGGTGGAAATGTCCCAGCATTAAACCCAATCAATAAACCAAAATTATTTGTAGAACTTACAACAAATTGAGGGGTTTTGGGGTTTGGTGTTGGTAAAATCCACGTTGCCCCAGCTGGAAAAGTTAAAGTTCCTAATGTGGTTGGTACAGCATAACAATTTAATTGAATAGCGTAAAATGTAGCGTTTTCTTGTAATTGAATATAAAAAACAAAATCACCGGTTGATGTTATTAAATAATGTTTATTAGCAACCATTATACTTTCAATATAAGCGTTTAATGATGTAGCGGTGTAATAACCATCTGGTATCGTAATGTTTACTGTTGTTCCATCTATCCAAATATAACTACATTTAGTATTATTATATAGTATCTGATTTATATTAAACCATGAATAATATAATGAAAATTGGGCAAGTGCGATATCATTATTTTCAAATTTTGCTCCACCGTTCTGAAACTTGTATACTAATTTATTATTAATTGGTGAATTTACTATATTTGTTGAATTACAAACTATTGTAGGCATTATATATATATATTAATATGATAAAATAAATTTATAATATTAATTATTTAATAAAAATTTTACATTGATAATTGAAATAATATTTCTTGACCTTCTTTTTTATTTATCTTTCCCTCCATCATAAATTTAATAATAAATTTTCTTAATTCATCTTTTACCTTTGGGTTATCATTACCGGCTATATATTGACCTTTTACTAAATTAAAACGATCTTCTTCTTTTTTTTCATTCTCATCTTTAACTTCATTAACTTTATATTTAGCATTTAAACCACTTTTATTAATTAAATTTTTAAATATCTTTTGTTCTTCTTTTGGTAATTTTTCAAATTGTCTTTCATTAATTTTTTTTGTATCAATAAAATTTTCAATAAAATCAACAAAATCTTTACTTATACTATTTTTAAAATTAGGTACATCAGCCATAGTAGAACAATATTTCACCTTTAAAATATCATTATTTAAATGAGGTAATGATATACAAAATTTACCAAATTCAATATATTTTGGTGTTTCTTGTATTGATACCCCTTTACCTATCATTTGTGATTTTGTAATATATTTTGGTTGTATTTTATGCTTTACTCTATTTGATAAACCTTTTCCACCTTCTGTTTTTTCTGTTTGTCCTACTTCCTTACCTACTGCTTGAACTTGATATTGTCCTTCATTATATAATGCCGGTATTTCTGCTTGTTGAAATCTTGATAGTACATCTTCCATTCCGCTTCTTGATGCTTCTTGTAATGCTATCATTTGAGCATTTTGTTGAACTTCTTGAACTACTGCCTTTGGTAAATTTGATGTACTTCTTAAAAGTTTTTCTAATGGTATTCTTTGTTCTATTGGTTCTAATTGATCTTGGCGAATTGATGGCGGTACTTTTATACGGTCTTTTTTTGGAAAAATTTGTTGATTTTGTGTTAGAATAAATTCTCTTTCGGCTTCTCTTTCATCAATAAGTTGTTTATTTCTTACCCTTCTTTCTCCGTTTCTTCTATCAATTTCATCATTTAATAACTGTATTTCTCCATTTGATGCCTCAATTTCATCATTCATCTCTCTTAATCTATTTTCAATTAATCTATCATATATTTCTTTTATAACTCCTTCTTTTATTCTTATATTTGCTACATTTGCTACATCTTCTTGATTTCTTTGTGTACTTCTTACATCTCTACTTATATTTCCTAACATTTCTTGTATACCTCCTAATTCTCCCCTATTCCCTTCAATATCCAATAATACTTCATCTAATTTTCTCTTTAATTCTTCTACACTTGGGTTTTGGCTTATAACTCTTAATAAATCCTTACCTATTTTATTTATTTCATCTCTTGTAGGTATTTGTTCTAATTGATCTAACATTTTATCTATTTCCGGTAGAGGACTATTTCCTTCAATTTTTAATTCTAATGATCGTTCAACATCTCTTAAATTTTCTAATGTTGGTATACTACTTTTTAATTCTTGTATTTTACGATTTAACATAGAAAATGATTGTTTTAAACTTTCATTATTTTGAGGGCTTTCTCTTTGTATTTCTAAAATTAAACTTTGTAATTCAAAAATATCTGTTGGTTGGGGTAAATCTTGAATTAATACTTTTATTTCATCTAATTTTTCACTATTTGTTCCAACACGTATTAATACCTCATTTAATTTACTACTATTACTACCTATATTTCTCAATACCTCATTTAATTGTGCTTTTAACTCTTCCGCATTTGGATTTTGATGTATAATTTGTAATAAATCTTTACCTATTTCATTTAGTTCATCTCTTGTAGGTAATGTTTCTAATTGGTCTAAAATCATTTCTATTTCTGATTGTGAACCGTTTCTTTCAATTTTTAATTCTAAAGCTTGTTGAATAACATCTAAATCATCTAATGTAGGCATTGAACCCATAACTTCTTGAATTTTACCATTTAACATAAAAAATAATTCTCTTAATTGATCATCTTTAGGGCTTTCACGTTGTATTTCTGAAAGTAAATTTTGTAATTTTTGAACATCTGCTGGTTTTGGTAGATTTTTAACTAATCCTTTTATTTCATCTAAATCTTTATTAAATGAAAACTTAGAAACTCCTCCGCTTTTTTGTAATGCTACTTTATAATTTCTAATAAAATTTAAAAAATAATCTGGTGTTAATATTCCAACACTTGATAATTCTGTTTTTATTGCTGGGTACTGTTCAACTAATATTCTCTTATCATCTTGTGATAATTGACTAAAAACATATCTTGATGGATATTTTCGGTTTTCATATTGGCTATCGGTTTCACTAAACTTTTTAGATAAATTAGGATTATCAACAAAAAATTTAGTAATATAATCTTGAACCATTTTATTTACTGCTTGTTCATCATCTAATATTTCACCGCTTGTTTTAGGCATAGGCATGACTGGGGCTACACCTAATTGATTATTTAAAGCTGTTTGCTGTAATTCTTTAGATGTATTTTGTTTTGTTTTTAAATATGTTATGTGTCTTTGATATGCTTGTTCTTCATCATAAGGGGTACGAAATCCGCTAAATTGTACACTTGACATTATATATATTATAACATTAGAAAATAAATAAAATTATATTTTTTTATTTATTTTTATTTATTTTTCTTATTTTTTATCTATATCTATATTATAAATGTATACTATTTTTTGTGAAATTATTTATGATATCGCCGGTAATAGTTTTTATCATTATTATTATAATGATCCTTCTAATAATAAAATAACAATAAAAATTAACCCTTAATAATTCCTACTATATATATTGATAATGGTTGAAATGGTAGGTTTTAAAAATAATAATTAGAAAATATATTTATTATTATTATTTTTATTTTTATTTTTTTTTTTAAAACCTACCATTTCAACCATTTCAACCATTATTATTAATATAATAATTATAAATATAATTGTCTAATAATATATATATGGATAAGAAAGAAATAAGAAAAGAGATTGAAAATTATAAAAAAATAGTAGCACATCTAAATGAACATATTAATGAAGGGAATTTTGATAACCTTGATGTATCACAATCTAATTTATTAAAGAAAGAAATTAAAAGATTAGAACCTAAATTAGGCGGTCAAGTTATTGATTTAACATTTACAAAAGCCTTAGATGTACCTTTGAATGATAGTCTGAATGAATGGACTGATCCAAAAGAAGCACAAAAAAAGGCTTTTAATTATCTTGGTAAAAAAGCTATAATTTATAAAAGTTCAAATCCAAAAAAGAAATTTATGATACTTGATCCAAATAAAAATAAAATGATACATTTTGGTCAAATTAATTTTCAAGATTTTTTAAAACATAAAAATTTAGACCGTCGTAATAGGTACTTAAAGAGAACGGCAAACATGAGAGGAGACTGGAAAGATAATAAATATTCACCAAATAATTTAAGTCGTGAAATTTTATGGTAATTCTTTATAAACAATTATTAATTTAATATCATGAATTTTATCAATCAATAAAGTTTTATAATTAGTATACCCTAATGATTTTAATAGTTTAGGGTCTTCTTGTCTAAATCTATATTCATTTTCTGTTTCATCTATTTTATTTAATTTATAACTATGTAGATGAACCCATTTTATAGCTTTGTCTAAATCCATTTTATGTTTATTAATAACAATACTTTGTATTTGATACATATATTAGTTAATTTAGAAATTAATTAATTTAATTCGTTTTAATTTAAAATTTATTTCTGTCCTATATATATATAGGAAATGAATAAAAAAGGTATAGATTTAATTTTTGGAAAGAAAAATGAAAATGAAAATTTACCAATAATAAAAAAATTCTTTGGTTTTGATGATTTAGAAATTGATGTAAATAATCCGTTTTCTACAATTGATTTTATAAATGATTTTATTTTAATTGAATTAAAAAGTAGAAGAATTAATCATGATAAATATGATACTTGTTTTATTGGTTATAACAAATTTAAACATTTCAAAAAAAACAATGATAAAGAATGTTTTATAGTGTACAAGTATGAAGACGGATTATATCATATAAAATTTGATTATGATCTATTTAAAACATTTAATACACAAATACAGAACACTTGGCGTGATGGTATATGTGAAAAATCTAAAGTTGTTTTAATACCTATTAAACATTTAATAAAAATGGAAATTTAAAATTATTTTTTAATATAAATTTATTATAATCTAAATATATTATAATAAATGAGTATAAGCGATAAAGACTTAAAAGAAATTGCTTTAAAGCATAAAATACCCTTGATAGATGTATTCATGAAAGATGAACCACCAAAAAAGATATATGAAGGTGGTTATATAATTAATATGGAAGATGCTGAACAAAACAACGGCGGTACACATTGGGTAGCTTTATTTATACCTTCACATGATAAAACAATAGGTTATATGGATAGTTTCGGATTTATTCCACCACAAAGCATTATAAACTGGATTAAAAAAAGTGGTTTAAATCGTTATAAAATAGCTTATAATACTAAACAGATCCAAAATATTAATTCTGGAGGTTGTGGAATATATGCCCTTTTCTTTATTGATTTTATGAGTAGATTAAATAAAAGTGTATCTATTGAAAATGGTATTGAAAAATTTGATCATTTATTTGATGATGATAATAAAAAAAATCTTACTATATTAAAGTCATTAGTTCCATATTATCATAATACTTAATTAATAATTTTATATAAAAATATTATATAATATTATATAATGAAAAATACACCTTTAGATTTAAAATTGTATGAAGAAGTTAAAAAAGAAGCTGATAAAATCTATAAAAAAAGTAGTGCCTATAAAAGCGGTTGGATTGTACGACGGTACAAGGACTTAAACGGTAAATATTCTTTACCAGAAAAACCTAAAAATGTTGGATTGGATAGATGGTATAAGGAGGAATGGAAAAACATAGGCAATTTAGATTATCCAGTTTATAGACCTACAAAAAGAATAACTAAAGATACACCATTAACACCTAAAGAAATTAATAGAAAACAATTAATTCAACAAATACTTTTAAAACAAGAAATTAAAGGTGATCATAATTTACCTAAATTTATTAAAAAATAATTTTATTTAATTAATATAGAATTTAAATTATTGTATAAATTTATTTCTAAGATATATATATATATGTTAAAAATAAGAATTATTAAATCTTACCCAAAATGTTTTAAATGTAAAAATGAAGTAAAAAATGATGATGAAAATAATTATATCATGGTACGAAATAAAAAAATGTATTTTCATTTACATTGTATTGAATTTGATTTTTTAAAATTATTTCTTGAAAATTCTAAAAATGAAACTGAGGAAATAAAAGATAATAAATGTAATATTCAATATTCTTGTTGTTAATTTTTTGGGTAGTTTTTGGGTAAATACCCAAATTATGCCCCAATAATGGAAAGTACCCTATAGGAGGTAATGGTTTATAAAGAGTTCTTCATATTGGGGCATAAAATGGGTAATTACCCAGATTTCACAAAACAATAAATTAAAAAAAAAAAAATCTAATTTATATATATACATGGATAATTCAAATAGATTTTATGATGAATTAATTGTAGAACAAAACAATTTAATGAACCAATTAAAAACCAGTACTGATGAAAAAGATCAAAGATCACATGAAAAACATTTAACATTAATAAATAATTTAATAAAAAATATTTATAAATATAACAATTATAAAAACCAAAAAACAAAAAAATAAATTTTTAAAAAGTAAAAGAAGATATTATTGTTTAGTTTCTTCTTTTATATTATGAGTTATTTCAAACTCATTTTCTTTTTCTTCTAATTCAACATTTCTGATTATTTTTAAACAACAAAAAGAACATTCACTACATTTTGATTTATACGCCATAGATACTAATTTGATAATCATACCGCTTACAGTACCTATGAACGCAATCCAGAAAACCTCACTTAAAACCATTATATACTTATATTAGATAAAAATTATTTATATTTGATTAGTTCTTGTTAAAGATACAACCATATTAAATTGACAACTAAAAGGATTATCACCAGCAACCCAAAGACGCATCGTTAAAGGAACATTACCACTACCAGTACCAGATAATACAGCAAAATCTATTAAATCGCTCCAATTAAAGTTTTGAAACGGAGGTTGAGAAGCATTAGAAAATGAAGAAGCAGTTTGAAATACAGCGTAAGGAGTTGTTAAATTATAAGCTATTGGAGAAATAAAGTTTGCTATAGTATTGTCATAAAAATCAACATACAAAGCCAACCCTTTATCACCAATATTACTATTAGCATAACAATTTAAAGCAAAATCAATTTTCCATTTGGTAGACGTATAACCAACTTGAGGCGTATCTGTGAAAAATTGATAAGGTACATTAAGTTGAAAGTCTTTCACATTTTCCCAACTTTGACCCCCAGCATTATAATTAAAACTATCACCGCTTCGTTCTCTTGTAAAACAAATAGGCATAGCATATGAATAACTATCAACATTAGGAGCATTCAAATTAACAGCTTTTAATCCAACACTATTTAATGTAATTTCATCATCAGCATTAAAAACAATATTATCATTGTTAGCAGTCATAGAAATATAATCACTTGCCGTAATTAAAAGACCAACTCCAGCATTAATATTTACATTATCACTTGAAGTAAGAATAACTTGATTATCACTTGAAACGGTAATATCATACCCACCAGTAGCGGTAATAGTTTTAGCAGATGTAGAACCCAAAAAACTTAATCCATTTAAGGTTAGGTTTGCTTGTTCTCCGTTTGTAGTATCCACTACTTGAACTTGTGATGGTGTTATTTGTGCCGTTTTTGAACTAAAAGGCGTTGTATCATTAACAGTAATATAACCGTTATTTAATGTAGTTTGAAACACACCACCATTTGTTAATAAAATACTATCGTTAAATTGAACCGTAGTAGCATTAGGAGCTGGATCTAATGCTTGTAATGCTTGATTAAGATTATAAAGAGCTTGAAAAGGTAAAGTATTAATACCCGTACTAAATCCCGTTTGACTTATAACAGTTTCATCAACTAATGGAGTATCTGTATTTTTAAGTTGTAAGATTGGAATAGTTATAGAAGACATTTTATATATAATATAGATATATAAAATATTTTATACTAATTATTTTTAAACCTTAAAAAAAGATTTATACAAAGATTTAGTATATTAATTTTTGATATAATATGTAATATAACAAACACCAGTAGGTTTAGGAATAGGAGGATTTTGAGGAGCGTTAATACCACCACTACCCCATCGTTGTCCGCAACCAAAAGCGGTATCACTAAATATAATCCCAACTGGTGAACCAGCAGTTGATGGAATTAAAGCGTAGTTTTGATTTGATAAATTACTACCACCAGCAATTCCATTACTACCTATTTTAGTACTCCAATCTCCATAAGTTGTATTAAGATTTGACGAACCACCCCCTCCACCAGCAACACCACCATTTGAACCACTTCCATTTCCTCCACTACCTCCTACGTTTGCTCTACATAATGAGACACTACCAAATGTAGTTAATAATATTTCAGTATATCCAGCGAAATTTAGTTGTATTACCGTTCCAGCATATAATGGAATAATACCCATATTGTATACTGTTCCACCACCTCCTCCAGAACCACCAGCCCCCCAAGTTCCGGCGTTTCCATCACTACTGACACCAGCAGTTCCTCCTTGTCCTATACATCTAACTCCTATACCAATACAATTAGTAGGTAGAGTAATAGATTGAGTTGAGGTATATTGAACAGTATAAGTAGTTGATGATACAACCCCAGAAAAAGCGGTAGTTTGAACTGTATTATCTGGAAAAGTTATAGAAGGGGTAATTCTTACTGTTGTTCCATTACATTCAACGCTTGTTGTAGCAGTAGATGAAGCACTACCAGCACCCATTCCAACACTTGTAGGTCTTATTTTAACATAGTTATTTGTTCCACTCCAAGTAGATAATTGTATGGTTTCACTACTAATTGTATTACTTGTTCCTAATAAAAGAATATTACCGGCATCAGTTGAAGCATTATATAAACCACCACCTACATTAGGTATAACATTAAATTGATTTGTAGTAGTAGCATCAGCAACAGTAAAAGATGACGAAGCAGACAAAGGGTTATTCGTTGAAATAATAACACCAGTTGAATTTAAAGAAAAGGGTATACTTTGTGTTCCAGAACTATTATTTACGGCAAATTGATGAGATCCACTATTAAAATTATTATCATAGTAAACAACACCGGTAGAAGTAGGGTATACTTGTAAAACTGAAGCGTTATTAGTAATATCATTTAAATTTAAATAAGAGGCGGTTATTTGTCTATTAGATGCTAAAGCACCATTTAATAAAACATTACATGATATTTGACATGTACCGGCACATGTTAAGCCAGAATTAAAATTAATTATACCAGAAGCACTATCACCGGCTTTTTTTAAATAGAGACTATTAGCTACGGCAATTGTTAAAGTAATATCTGGATATATCCAATCTGAAACATTAAATATAGGATTTAACGGAAAAGGTACTGGTGGATTTGTTTCACTCATATATATATAATAATGATATATTTTATTTATAATTTAATTATATTTTTTTTATACCTTAAATATATATACATAAATGTCAAAAAATAAAGATAAAGATATTGTAAATTTTTATGAAAAATTACCAAGTAAATATAAATCAAAATATGATAACCCTAACTATGAGAACCATCTTATAAATTTACCTTTTAGAATGCTTATAGTTGGTTCTTCTGGTTCTGGTAAATCTAATGTTGTTGTGAATATCATTCAAAAATTCAATGATACATTCGGAAATGTAAAAATTTGTTGTAAAGATAAAAATGAACCACTTTATAAAATGTTAAGTGATAAATTAGACCCCAAAAGTTTTCAAATTTATGAAGGTTTTAAAAAAATACCTTCATTAGATGATAAAGATGAATTTGATCCATCACTTCAACATCTAATAGTGTTTGATGATTTATGTTTAGAAAAAAATCAGTCAGTCATAGAAGATTATCTAATAAGAGGGCGTAAGATAGCCAAAGGAGTAAATATTCTTTATTTAACCCAATCGTTTTTCAAATGCCCACGTGTCGTAAGAATGAATTGTAATTATATAATTTTAAAAAAAGTTGGTTCAACTCGTGATTTAACATGTATACTAAAAGAATTTTCATTAGGTGTTGATATTAATCAATTAAAAAAAATATATAAAAACAATGTAAAAAATATGACAGATTTTTTGTTAATTGATTTAGATACTACAGATGATAAAAGATTTAGAAAAGGATTTAAAGAAATATTAAAAGTGAAAAATGAAGATAGTGATAGCGAAGATAGCGATAGCGATCATTCATCATCATCATCATCATCATCAAGTGATGAAGAAACAAAAGGAAAAGGTAAGATGGATTTAATAAAGTTATTTAATAAATATAAAAAATAAATTAATCATAAATATAAAAATATTCATAATTAATTATAAATATAATTGTACATTATATTTATAATCTTAATAAAAAAATTTAAAGTTCAACAAAATAATCATTAAACTCTTCACCGCCAATATCTTTTAATTCTTCTTCATTAATTTCATTATCTTTTTTGATAATCCATTTCTTCTCTTCCATGATATTATAAACAGTTTTTGGGGTAAATCTAAAAATAGTTGTTTCACTTGTTTTTTGTCTAATAATTTGTAAATCTAATTCTTGTAATCTTCCATTGAATTTTGTTAAATTTGGTTGATATGATTTATCATTAATATATCCGTATTTTTTACAATATTCAGTATATCTTTTATATAAATCACTTGTTGATACATCTACTTGAATATTATAGTTATCAATTAATTCTTCTTCTTCATCATCATCATTAACATTAAAATCTAAATTATTTTTCTTAACATAATAATTATATTCTTTATTATCAATGTAATCTTCCAAAAACATGGCTTCAACTGGTACATATAATTTACACATTTCTAAATATGCTTTAGTAATTGGTCTTGTTTCTTTCCATTTAATACCATCTAATTTAATACTATTTAAATCATCATATATACATGCTATAAATTTAGGATTTTGAAAATGTTTTATTAATTTTTCCCAAAATGTAGTACCATATTTTTTATCTAAATATTTATCGGTTGATTGTGCTACACAAAATCGTCTATCTTTACTTCGTACATCAATAGGTATTGGGTTCGGCTTATTGGTAAAAATAATTAAACGAGCATAATTAGAAATGGTTGTTTGTCTTACAAATTTAGGGTTTAATGTTATGGAATTTTCAGTAATAAATGATTTTATTTTACCTTCATAATCAAAAGTATCTTTTCCTTCACATTCATTAATATTTACTAATATTTTTCTATAAAATCCTTCAGCATAATCACCAAAAAAATCTTTTGGATTTGATGATGTTATATAATGTGCTTTACCAATAATAGAACCAATAACATCTAACATGACATTTTTTCCTACACCTTGTTTTGATTTAAAAATAAAACAAATTGGTATTCTTTCATTTGGTCTTTGAATTAGATGAGCAAGAAAATTATAAAAATAATTATAAAATTCTTGTTCTGCTCCACATAATTCAAATAATAATTCTTTGAATGGTTTTAATATTTGTTCTTTTTGTGATTTATCATATTCAGTAAAAATATCTTTATTATATCCATTAAACAAATTATAACATTCTTCTTTTTTATTATCTGTAATATTTCTAATACCATTATAAGGATTGAAATCCATTCTATTATATAATTTAATATGATTGTCATCAATCCATTCAGTAATAAACTTAGTTTCTTTACTTTCACCAGTTTTTTTATCAACTACTTTAAAAATTGATGATCCTAAATGTTTAAATGTTTCTTTTATTTCACTTTCACAATATAATAAACAATTATAATTATCTTTATCATTTTCACTATAAACATATAAAGGTTGAGGTCTTAAAACTTTACAGCAAAACATTTCAAAATATTGTTTTTTATGTGAATATTTACTTAATGTATTAAAATAATCAGTACTAAAATTATAAGAAAATTCTTCATCAATATCTATTTCTTCATTAGATCCTTTTCTAATATTTTTTAATTCAACATTAACTAATTTATATAATTCTTCATCTTTTTCTTTAAAATCTTTTTTAATTGTACCAATTGTTAATTTTTTATCACTTGTAAAAATCTTTTTATTTAAATCATTATAAAATCTTTTTGTTTCTTCTTCACCATCATATTTAGGCATTTGTGAAGAAATTTGATTAAAGATATCAAGTCCATCATCACTAAAAGAATTTTTTAATATGATACCAATATTTAACCAATTTTTATATCCATTGAATTTTTTAAATGCTTCATGTTTTAACATGGTTTTTAATAAATCCATTATTTCACCATCATTTGTTATTGGTTGGTCAGCTTTACTAACTTTTTCTTTTTTCTCTTTTTTCTCTTTCTTTGGTTCTTCTTTTGGTTTTTCTTTTGGATTTAATTGATCGCTTTTAAATAATGGTTTAATAATATCAAAACTAATAGGTTGTTTATTTGGTTCAAAATTTTCTATTTTCTTATCACAACCTTCCCACATATTATTGATTTTAATAAAATCACCTTCTAAAAAATGAAATACATCTTGTTGATTTTTATATTGGGGTACATTGATAACTTTCATATAAATATGAATTCCTTTAGTATTCCCTTTTGTCCAACAACATGATTTAATACAATCAATAATATTAGTATCAACATTATTTTCTTGTAATTTTAAAACATAATCATCAATTGATTTAATATTTTTATCATCAATATCAATACAATAGTATTCACAATGATGTTTTAAAAATATCGTGTAAGAAAGAACTAAACTTTTAATTTCTGGTTTAGTTAATGGTATTTCTTTAAATCCTCCATCTTCTTTAATCCAATATGTTTTCGGTTTTGTCATTTTTTTTCTTAACTCTAATTCTTTAATAATTTCATCAGTAGTTAAGTTGTTCTTCTCCTTAATTGGTTTCTTTTGTAATGTACCATCTTCTTTTGGTTGTAGAAAATAATAAAATGGTAAAAAAGGTATTTTTTCGGCGGTTAAAAAATCTTTGAAATTCATTCTTGTATATATATATATTACATTTTATTTTTTTAAATATGTTTTAATTAAATTAATTAAATTATTAATTATTCTATATTAAAAAAAATATTTCTTATATATTTTTTTTAATTATGTAAAAAATTATTCCTAAATATTATTTCCTATAGTATTATTTCTTAAATTATTTTTTTGTTCTTTTTTCCTTTTATAATATTCCTTTGCTCTTTCTCTTTTCTTTTCTAAAAATGTAGGATCTATCTCCTTCATGGTTTCATAATATTTCTTATGTAATTCATTAATTTTATCTTTATTTTTAAGTCTATATTTCTGTATCGCTTTTTTTTGGCTGTCGGTATAAGATGAGTACTTAACAATGTAAATTACATTTTGTTCTTGGTTTTCAAAATCAATATTTTCCATTTATGTCTATATATATATATCTATAGATATTTATTTATATGTTTTTAAATTATTTTTATATTAAAAAATTAAAAAAATAATTATTTTATATAATGGTTGTAATGGTTGAAATGGTTGGTTTTA